ACCTGCTGATTACGAATATGCTTCGCACAGCAGTCCATCAGCTACTCTCCCCGCGCTCCCAGGGAAAAATTGCGAACCCTCTTGTCTGAGTGCAATTAAACGCAACTGTGGCATCCTCAGACAGAGCCAATATGTGACGGCGGATACACGGCGGTCACTCAATAGTGCATAACTAGGTACATTCCCCGAGAATCAGCCTCGACGCACGAGGCCCGGTGCATCGGCGACGGCTATCCCGCGACGATGACAGGGCGGGCAATCTACGTGACCCGGCGTGTGCGCTGTGGCGGCCTGCTGCGCTGCCACAACCGGCTTACGCGGACCTTCGAACGCCGCGCGGATCTGCGCCGTCTCCTGCGCACTCGGCGGCGCCAGCGTCGCACCCCACACCATCGCGCCCCACTGGCGCTGCGACGCCATGGAAATAGCCGTGTAGTGGCGCTGCATGGCCTCGGTCATGTGCCCAGCGAAACTCATCGCCACCGCCAGCGGAACGCCCGCCTCGGCCATCCTGGTGATGCCCGTGTGGCGGAGATCGTAGATCCGGAGCTCCGGCAGCTGCGCGTCCTTGCGCACCGCATCCCACGCCTTGTTGATTCCGGTTTCGCCCATCGGACGATTGGGATCATATTTGCCCGGCGCGAGCCGGAACGGAAACAGGTAGTGAGCGGGCGACCAGGCCCCGAGTTCGCGAGCGCGCGCGACCAGGCCTTCCATCGCCCACACCGCATCATCGGTGATCAGGGAAATCGAGCGCTTGCGGTACTTGTTCTTGGCGCCGGCGCGCGGGATCTGGATGAACGGCCTGGCTTCAGAAAGAAAAATATCGCCGAGGCGCAGCTGCCGAAGCTCGTTCGGCCCCGCCGTGGTCTGCAGCGCGATGAGGATGTACTGGAAGATGAAGCGATGCCTTTCCGGTCCCGATGCCACGTGCAGCAGCCGATGCTGCTCTGCAGGACTCATGGCGCGCACCACATCCGATTCCACCGACTGCACCTTCAGGAACTTCTTGCAGCGATCCTCCGTCCACAGGCCGGCCTCGCGCAGCATCCGCTCGAGGAGCGCGATCTCCTTGCGGATGCAATCGGCGCTGGCCCGGTAGGCCCAGACGGTCTGCACGATCTCGCACCCGCCGCCATGCTTCTTCGCCCACAGCTCGGCTTCCTCGAGCGTCTCGAAGTCGCCGCGCACCACGTCGCCACGCTTGCAGTGCCAGGTCCCATTCGTGCTATCGATGGGATTCGTGGCCCGGAGCTGCTGGTAGACCGACATGCGTCCTTCGTCGATCTCATCCAGGCGGAGGCGGCGAAAGTAGCGGCCGAGCGCCTTGGCGCAGACCCGGTAATCGCGCTCGGTTTTGCGGGAGATGTAGCGCACGCTTGTGCGCACACCGCTTGTCTCGATGGTGCGATGAGACATCCAGACATCAAAGGCGGCAGGAAACAAAAGATCGCCACTTAAGGCCAAATAGAGCACTTGCAAAGCCCGTTCGCATGCTGGGCAGTTCAGATGGCCCAGCGTGTGTTGATTTTGTGAATTTTTCGTGAGCATAGTCACCCCTGTGCAACTCCGTCTGTATCGGCGGTCCTTGCATTCTAAGGCGGTTTCTGCTCAAACAACACCAAACCGGTACTAATCTGCCACTGAACTGGTGTGTCTCCGGTAACAGATTAGTGGCTAAAAGTAACAATATGATGCCTTTATGGCATCGGGACACGTCATGACTACCCGCTGGAGCGATCCACAGCACCGGCTATTACTAAAGTTGAAGGACAAGCTCGGGCTCTCCAGCATGAACGACGTGCTTCGTCTCGCAGTAACCCGCCTGGCCGAAGCGGAAGGCCTTCTACCCTTGCCGCCCAAGAAATAAGCCATTAGAACAGAGTGCCCATCCCGGTGGGAACCATCTTGGCCATGCGCCGGAGAACATGCCGATCACCGCGCAGGTCCTCGCAGAGCACGAACTTGGATTTCCCCGCCGGCATCCATACCGACACGCCCGGCCCAACGCTGGCCAGGGCTCCGCCTTCTTCGTCCTGGCCGATCAGATCGCGCAAGTACTTCAGCTGCGCCGGCGTGATGCGGCGCTCGTTGCCGGGCATGCCGCCCTGGGCGCGCGCGAAGATCGAGGCGATGAGATCGTGAGCGGTCATATCAGCCTTCCGTGGCGAGAGAGCCTGCCGGCAGTTTTCCGTCCGCTATCAACTTAGCGAAGACGAGCTGCGCCATCACGTCTTCGACGGTGATCGGGCTCGGAGGGATCGGCGCCGTCTGCGCGAAGAATGCGCGCACCGAAGCGTCCTGATAGTCGATGGTCTCCTGCCAGCCGCTGGCCGGATCGGTTAGCGTAACCGATAGCTGGCCGGTGCCCAAAGGGGCCAATGCCGGAGTCATGGAAAACGTCAAGGCTGTGACCCGGAGTGATGCGACATTGATCGGAGCAGCCAGCGTGCCCACATTCTGCGGATGGGTGAGTACAAATAAAACCACTAGAGAGTCCTCCGAAGAGTCGCATAGCTCTGCGGCTCGATGTAGATCGCGGAGCCCCGAGGGGCTCCGGTTGCATAGATGGTCATCGAATGCGGGCCTAGAGAGAGACCATTGAAAGAGAATGAATAGGCCAGGCTTGTAGTGCTATCCGCATCCGGCATGTACATCTTTTGCTGTGATCCCGGCAAAACCGCGCCGTCTACCAAAAGCCCGAGGACAAACACCTGATCGGATGCTGTCGCGTTTTTGACCACCACCAACGCATTCAGGTCGTACGCTTCCGTTCCAGTTGCGGTGCCGATCTGGAAGTCCCAACCGGGGATACCAATTCCGGCCCGATTCGGGACCTGGTATTCGCTGGCAGGCGAAGAGACGAGCGGCTGTTCAGCTACCCGTGCTCCGCATGCCGTCGCCAAGATGAGAACAGCAATAAGCAGTTTGCGCATGGTTCAACCAGCTTTCGATATCCGTCATAGCGCGATATCCAGATTTTGACTGTGCGTCTCATCACCTAGAAAATTCTCTGACAAATGGCATAACTCTGTGGCTCCACGTAGATACTCACACCCGTGGGTGCCCCGGTTGCATAAAGGTTGATTGTGTGGGAGCCGATTGCGAGGCCTGTAAAGGACATCACGTACGAGATAGTTGCAATAAATCCGTTTCCCGCATCCACGTAGATGTTCCGCTGTGAGCCGGCTAGAGGAACCCCATCGATTGCAACCCCCAGAACAAACAGTTGACCGGGGGAACTGACGTTGTTCACCACGATGGTCGCGGAGACGTTGTAGACGTCTCCAGAGTTTGCCGTTTGGGCACTAAACCCCCATCCCGGGACCGCGATGCCTCCGACATGAGGAACCAAATACTCCCCGGAAGGGGAGGACGCTGCCGTCAGGACGTGCCCGTTGGTTACATTGGCCCCGGATTCGGAAGGCTTGAGGCCGTCTATCGGGGAGCCGCCCGCGTATTGAATGCCGCCTCCCGCCGTCACATTTGTTGCGGACACTCGCTTGTACATCGTGCCATCGCTGATAGCATCCAGCGAGTTCGCCGCGGTGACATCAATGAGGGAAATGGAATCGACCCACGAGTTACCGCACGTAGTGTTCGTCGTCTGGTACATATTAGTGAAGCTCACGTCGATGGTCTTATTGACGTTCGCCTTGAATACCATCTGGAGCAGCGTCCAGGGCATCGCACCGGCCGCCTGTATCTGCACTCCAGGGTAGCCGGGGATTGATACCGGGCCCGTGCCGGGCGTGCTTGACAGAAAGGTTATGTCCGAACTGTTGGCCGTGTTATGGAAGAATAGACCAAGTCCTTGTGGCATTGCCCCGTCGCACTTAACCCATCCCTGGAGGATGTAGGTGTGGCCGGCGAGGACCCCGACGCTCTGAACGCACTGCCACACACTGGAGTTCGCCGCCATCTTGGCGCACTGCGTACCAGCGTAGGACACGCCGACTCCCGTCTCAAGACTGACGCTGGCTGGTTGACTCCATCCGGTCAGCCCGCTCTCAAAGTTCCCGTTGGTCAGGAGGTCTTGGGCCGCGATGCCGCTGCCAAGGCTGAGAGTCTTCACGCGGGTGGAAGATACTCCGTTGACGTTCGACGTGTCTGCGGAAGTGTTGTCTCCCGTGACATCGGCGAACTGCTCCGAGGGCATCATGTCATCGAGGCTCGGATAGGAGCCTATCGGGAGACGCGACGGGGGCGGTCCGCCGATCGGGCGAACATGAATGATCTTGCGAGGGTCGATCGAGGTTTGCGACGTCGAGACCGTTACCGGGTACGGCGTGGCCTGGATCCAGTCGGACGGCACGAACGCAACATTGACGGCACGCACCTGCACGTTGTAGTTCGCGCCATCGCTAACGCCGCCAATCGAGCAATTCGTGATCGTGGGATCGAACTTGCCGGCCGATGTCCAGGAGCTCGCTCCCGAGGGCTGCCACTGCACTTCCATGTGGCCGCCGTGCACCACATTGGCGTCGTTGGGCGTCATCCACGCCACGTAGATGGAATTGGCCACCGTACCGTCCGTGCGCGTGGTCACGGTGTTCGGACAGGTATAGCCATTGACCACGCCGCCCGATCCGGAATAAGCAATCACCGCTTCCGGCGGCGAGCACACTCTGGACCCGATATTGTTGGGCTGCATGTAGCCCTGCGGCGTGAGCTGCTCGGTGGGCGTCCAGTTGTAAATTGACGGATCCGTCTCGGCGATATCGAGATCTACATAGGGCAGCGGCGCCACGCCGCTCTTGTCGACGCCGAATTTCGAAGACAGAACCTCGAAGCACTTGCTCGACCAGGTGTAGTGCGGATGCGTGATCTGGATGACGTCGAGCGCCACGGCCTGGTACGCCTTCAGGCTACAGCGAATCGTGCCGCGGCCCTGGAAACGCGTGCGCATGAGCGCAATCTTCGCGAGGCGCTGCGCGATGGCCGACGAGTCGGTGCAGGGAAAGTTGGCTTCGCGGAAGATGCGCTCATTGCCGTCTTCAGCCAGCCAGGCGTCCGAGACATAGCCGTGCGCCACGTCCTGCATGTAAGACGGGATGTCGGCCTGCTGGTAGGCGTTCTCCGGCGAGACATAGGTGCCCTTGACCGCGTTGCAAGTGTCGCGCACCGAGAAGCGCGGATTCCACTTGATGCCGCCTACCAGGTCCCCGTCGGTGAGCTGCAGTGTCGGAGCAACCCATGCGCCGGGCACGATGGAGTATTGGCCGCCCTGGTAGGTGATCCGGCCGGCGCACGACGAGAGCATGTTCTTGAGAATCGCGCCCCGCGTCATGTTGAGCTGGAAAAACGTGTTACAGGTATAGCGCGGCGTGTAGCCGCCGGCATTGAGCGGGACCTGCTCGTCGCAGCAGTTGGCCGCGGCGATCAGTTGCGCGGTGGGGATGTCTGTCCCGATCTGCAGGCCGAAGCCGCCCAGAGTCGGCGACAGGCTCAGAAAGTCGGCGATACACAAGGCTGCATTCTTCGTGAACCCCCGCGTCTGGGTGCGTGGATCGTAGATATCATTTTTGCCGTCGATCACGAAGGATACGTTCGGAATCGAAGAAGGGAACACGCTCTCGTCATAGCCCATCTGCACGTAGGCGAGCGTGCGTCCGAGGCAGAGATCGCTTGCCCGCCAGGTGGTGCCGGCGGCGAGCAGCGTGGGGAACGTTGAGGTATGGTTGCCGTTGAGGAAGGAGACGCGGATCTTGTCCTTGTAGTCCGAGTAGGTTGTGCGCGCATTGCCGCCCGTGCTCGAGGTGTTGGCACCGCCGCAGACAAACGTAAACGTGGTCCGGTCGTTGGGATTGGGCTGGATAACGGTCCACGTGCCGTTGAAGGAATTGTCGCGGACCGAGCGCACCTGCAGCGTGGTGCCGTCCGTGCCTACCGGCATCGAGCCTGAGAGCGTCATCGTCACTACGCCATTGGTGCGCGAGATCGACGTGATGTTGTACTGCACCTGCGTGGGCGAGTAGCTGACCCAGTCGCTGCCCGACGGCTGCACGAGCACCTGCTTGCCGTCAATACGCAGCTGCCACGAGCCCAGCGCGCAGGGATGGCAGGACAGCGCGTACACGCGGTGGAGTTGCTTATCGTTCGACGTGTTGCCGCCGGCGCCGGTGGCATTGTTGCTCTCGCGGAAGATCTCCACGCCGCCGACCTTCTGCGTACCGTAGACATAGCTCCACGGCCCGATGGGAGTTGTGACGCCGACAGCCAGGCCGCCCTGGTTGCTCTTGAGCGCATCGGCGAGACCGGCCATTATCTCCGAGCCCGCGATGCTGACCAGCGCGCCGACGGCCGCGGCATGCGAGATCAAGAGGCTGCCGATCGCGATGCCGCCGCCCGGAATCAGGATTGCAGCGCCGATCGCGGCGGCGCCGATTGCCACTTCGGTTACAGCTTTTGCCATTGCGGAGACTCCAGGGAACAGGGATTAGGTCAGACATGCCACGCGCGCGTGGCGTGCGAGAGCGGCAGGCGCAGAAGGCCGTCCGCATAGGGCGTGAGGATCTCGGTGCCGTGCATGGCAACCAGGCCAAGCGAAGCCGCGCGGCCGCGGCGGAGCTGCACGGGATCGCCCCGCTGCGCGAATACTACGGGCGTCTCTGCGATCACGAAGCGCTCGGCAAGGTAATCCGCTACCGCGGGCATCGTCGGCCACCCACAGAGGCGCTGGATGGCGGTGAAGGCCTCCCGGCGCGACGAGTACTTCCCGCGCAGCTCGGCGGCGACATCGACTTCCGTCATCGCCGCGATCGCGCCGGCGACAAAGAGCCCGCAATCGAGCACGCCGTAGCGGAAGCGCTGCTGCGCGCAGCTCGTAAGGTAGTCGCTGAGACGGAATTGCCAATCACCTACACGAATCATCGCGTTTACTCGAATGGAAGCCGACAAGAGAGGCGACAAGGCCGGGGGCTTTCACCTTGACGACAGTGACGATCGAGAACGACAGCCCCGGCTTCGGGTGCACCGTATGAGGGATCTGCGGTAGCTGAGCCATTGGGATCTCCTAAACATTGTTCACGCTTGAAGGAGTGCGACCCCAAAAGGTGATCTGCTCCTGCAGGCCTGCGACGTGCGTGAAGCCCGTATCCACGGTGTTGGCGGCCATGTGGAGGCGCGAAAGAGTCGCGGCCAAATCCATTTGCTGATCCTCATCCGTGAAGCGCCGGTACACTTCGCGATTGAGGTCGACGAGGACGTTCTCCAGGCTGATGGTGCAGGTACAGGTCTTGCCATCGTCTGCGAGCTGGGGCGCGTCCATCATGCCCTGGTAGCTCAAGAGCGGCGTGGAGATGAGATTGCCGGACCCGTCGTAGAGCGCCAGCCAAATCTGGGCCGTGCGCAGAACGCGCACCTGGAAGAGGACTTCGTTGATCAGGCTGCTGGGAATGCCCGACAGCGAAATGGAAACGTTCTTCGCTTCGACGTTCGAATCCTCGGAGATCTCGGAGATGTCTCCGAACTGCCCAACGCCCTGGAAGGTCATACTGTTCCACGTCATGGGCCCGATGCCGGTCCAGACATAGATGGTGTTGTCGCCAAACTGCAGCGACGCGAGAATCGCCATGCGCACCACGGGCGCGCACAGCGCCGTAGCCATTGCGGCCGTCATCACCCTTGGCATCAGAGCGCCTCCCGAATCTGGATCCCGGTAAACCCGTACGATCCGGGATTCGTGCTCCACTTGTTGCCCGCGTTCTGCTTGAGCCGGAACAGCCCCTTGCAGCTCGCGGTAGTGATCGGCGCATTATCGGCCGGCTGATCGCGCAGGTTTGGCCAGATCGACAGCGTCGCGTTCCCGCTAGAGTCAGCAGCCGCAGCGTTGAGAATGCAATAGAGCCGGTAGCCGATCTGGATGTAGTCGCCGACCAGCAGGATGTTCTGGGCGTTCACTGTCCACCCGCGGGTGGACAGTGAATATCCCATCTGCGATGCGCCGGCGACCCTCGGAAAGCCGGCAGGCGTACCTTTCGGCGCAGCCGCCTTGGGATCCCCCAGGAGGAACACATTGCTCTGGCCGCGGCACTGCAAGATAAAGGCCTTCCACGCGTCCGCCGAAGCACGCGTCATGGGCGGAAAGCTGAGATGCCCTTCCCACCAGGATGCCTGCCAGTCGTAGGTCTGGGTCTGGCCAGTGAACGGCGACGTGTTGACCGATACGACCTCTTGCGGATCCCACTCGATCGAGGAGTAGCGCCGGACGCCCGCCGTGGTATCGCATGGCAGCCCGACAATATTCCAGCCGTTGAACGTTCCGATGATGCTCATGCTCGCTCCGCTCGCAGATGTCGGTAATCAGTGGTCAGTGGTCAGTTAGCGAGGTGTGCGACGGCTGCGCTCGGCCATGGCATGGCTGGCGTCGTGCACCGCCTGGCGGTGCGTGACCTGGAGAGCGCGGGCGAAGTTCTCGCGCGAGAGCGCCGGATCCGTGCCGCGCGCGTCGATGTAACCGATCAACGGACCGCCGCGCATGTCGCCGTGGGACGTAATGCGCCCGGGCACCATCGGCGTGAAGCGCTCGCGGCCCAGCTCGCCCACGTCGATCGGGACGCCGGCGGCGACGTCGCCGCCCAGCGCGTGGCCACCACCGAAGATGGAACCCGCGCCGAACAGCCGGCCGCCAAAGAGCGAGCCGAACCAGTCGGAGTCATTCAGCATACCCAGCAGCCCCTTGCCGGCGGCACCGGCGAGATTAGAGCCCGCTCCGTGGACGCCCGACGTGTCTGCGTTGCGGACATACATCGGGTTGCCCCTGGTGCCAAACTTGCCGGCAGACCCGAAGCCCAGCGAGGAGAGGATGCTTCCTTCGGCGTGCTGCAGCAGATCGCCGGCCCCGGTCCTAAGAATCCCGCGGCCGAGATCGCGGAAGCTGGAGCGCTTGTCGCCGCTCATGATGCCGATCAGCGTGTCATTAAATTCGACCAGAGTGCGCCCGAGCAGGTCGTGCACCATGCCGGCGGTGTCCTTAAAGCTATCGGTGAGCTGATTCAAGGCGTCGATCGCGCCTTGGGAGGCCGGGCTGAGCGGCAGGTTGAATTGCGGCAGATTGAGCAACTGCATCTGCTCCAGCGGAATCTGTGGCGCCTGGCCATCATGCAAAGCTAGCGGCTTTGCGTCGGCGCGCCGCTGCGACTCCGCCATCGAGATCCTCCAGGCCTCCCGCGCCTCTTCCTGCACTTCGTCCATCGCCTCGGTATCGAGCGTGATAACGCCTTTATCTTTATCGCGTCCTTCAAGCTGCTTGGCGATTATGCTGCCAACCTCCTGCGCCTGCTGCTGGTTAAGAGCCCTCACAGAACCCGCAAGAATGTCATAGATGCTAGAGGCTTTCTCGAAGTTCACATTGTGCGTTCCAGCCAAATCCTGATTGCGGTTGAGGTAGTTCTCGATCTCATTGAACTTCTGATTGAAGACGGGATCATTTGCGATCCGGGCCAGTTCCTCATTGCGAATCTGGTTATAGTTAGCCTTATCGCCACTCTCAGCCGCGCGACCCAACGTTTCGTTATAGCTATCGATGATCTCCTGCAGACGACTCGCGGCCGTGGCGCCGGCGCGATCGATTGCAGTGGGTCCTCCCCCGAAGAGACTTGCCAGGCCAGAAGACACCTTGATATTCGTGATCTTCTCTAGGTCTTTGTCGAGCTTCTCACCGAGCTTGTCCGCTTGTTCGGCCGCCTCAAGCAGGGCTGTTTTGATTGCATTCTCCTCGGGCTTTTTTGAGAGCTTCGCGATCGTGTCACCAAGTTTGGAATTACTGATCTCGAGGGTAGTGTTCACTCCGGAGATGCTGTTCGCGGCCTCGCCCCATACCTCAACGTTTTTCTTCGCGGCCTCCTCGTTTTTTTGAATAAACTCGTAGATCTTCTTCCCAGTCTCGATGACGATACCCGCGAGGGCGACCACGGCGACACTGTCGAACGCGGCAGACAAGGCCGCCGAAACACCAGGCAACTGAGCAATAAAAGCCTGTAGGTGGCGAGGGACATGAACACCAATCTCCTCCCCCAATAGGGCGATGGATCCACGAGCCTCGTGCATATCCTCGCGCATCCGCGTAGCAGTCTGCTTGATGAGCGCACCAGCTTCGTTCGTCGCCTTTTTAAAGGTCTCAGTCTGCGCGACCAGCTCGATGTAGGCGGTGGCAACTTTTGCGCTGACAGCCATAGGGCAATCCTTTCGAACAATAGAAAAGCCGCCCGAGGGCGGCTTAGTGAAAATAGCGATGCTAGAACACGTCAGAACAACGCACGCCAGACCAACAGCAGGATTCCAACTACGAGGCCAGTGAGCAGATTGCCCAGGACGATAGCTCCGACCAGGTGCCCGAAGCCGAGACGGAACGGCGCCTTCTCGTCCACGTCGTCGCGCGCCGCAGTAAGACTGAGATTGTCAGTTGCCATACATCCTCCGAGCCTTCGATTCTCTCCGATCTCCGCAATCAGCAGCGTGATCGACGCCACACGAAGCCCGATCACTTGATGACGTAGGTAATACCCTTCCACTCTCTTCCCAAGATTCCGGCTCCGGTATACCGGATCTCGATGGCCCGCGTTCCAGGGCCGAGATCGAGCGAATTTAGCTTGTAAGCAAAAGAGTTCTCCAGGCTCGGGTCCGAATGATAGCGGTTGCGGCTCTTCGACCAACGTTCGACAAGCTCGCGAAATGCATCATCGGCCTTCAACGACGCAATATCTACCATCGAGCCATCCTCCAGAACCAGGCGGACTCCCGACGGGACCTGGCCAGACGGAGTGGATTTTACGGAATCCGGGCAAAACAGGTGCCCTGGTCTCCATGGCTCTCCGGCGCGCGCAAAAAGACTTATCAACAACATCAAAGCGAATAAACTTACTCTGCGGATCATGACTCGGGAGTATACCACTATCTTTCCGCCGGCACAGCAACAGCCATAAGTTTCGCATTGATAACTTCGGCGATTTCCTCGTCCGAGAGGTCCTCTTCAGCCCCTTTTCCCGTGAATACGAAGTCAGCGGCGCTGAGCGGCTCCTTGGGCGCGCAGAAGCTATAGTTGGCCGTAACCGATGCCAGGAGCCCGATCAACAGCTCTTCGCGCTGCTGGCGGCGCTCGAAGCGGCTTGTAAGCTGCCCGAGCTGGCGCGGCGACATGGCCCAGAACCGCTCCTCGGGAACGCCGAGATCGTAGAGGGCGTGGCTCCATAGCCGGGACCAGAGTTCCGGCCCTGTCAGCCCTGGTCCACTTGAGGGTCCGCTTCGGTCTCCGGACCAGGCTCCTTCATGCCTGACACCCAGACCTTGAGTAACCTCTCCCAGATCTTGGACCAATTCCACTGGTTTACCATGGCGGCGGCTTCCTCGTAGGTCACCTTGGGCTGATGCGGCCGTATGCAGGCGTAGAGCAGAGCGCGCACGAACGAGATGCGCGGACTATTGACGTCCTTCTTGGTGAGGCCGGAGATCAGCGGGAGGCCGGTGAGTTCTTCCGCATCGGCGATTGCTTCAAAGTCAAAGAAGAGAACGTACGTCTCGCCGTCGATAACAAGCGAGTCCGTTTGCTGGGTAGGATTCTTACGCATGGCAACTCCAGAACAGTGGTCAGTGAACAGTGGTCAAAAAACGGGCGGCGCGGCGGCCGCCCACAAGCACGGCACCTGGATCGTTACGAGCCCGGCGTGATAACCACGTCGGTGGTGAGCTCGATGGTGGTCTTGAAGGTGAGGGTCTTGTCCCACTGGACGTCGGGCGCCGGCAGCTCGGAGACGTACCCGCTGAAGGTGAACAGATTCCCGGCAGTGGTCTGCCCCGGGCCTTTGGGAAGCTGAACGGTGAACGCCGTGATGGCCTGCGATTCGTAGGCAGCCGCCAGAGCCGTGTATCCAGCATCCGCAGGCAGGTAGACGCCGCCAATCGCCACAGTGCCAGGCTCGGCGCTGATGGGCAGCTTCTCCTTGAGAGGGATCACACTCGTGCCGAGCAGCGGCGTGTCGAGATTGCTGATGTCTTCGTAGTTGACCTTCTGGCCGTTGAACTGCAGGGTCTTCACCTGCGCGACGGCCTGAGTGCCGATCTTGAACACAGTTTTGCTTCCGGTGAAGCCCTTGCTTGCGGTTACAGGCATCGCGCAAAACTCCTTTGCAACAGTGAGAGGTTGTCAGTTGTCAGTGGCCAGAGAGGCCCACCGAAGGCTAGTCGCGATACTGCAGGAGCCAGTGGACGGTGGAGCAGTAGATACGGCTGCCATCGTCGAAGCGATCGACGATGTTCACCGATTGGGTCAGCTCGACATGCGTGCCGTCGGGCAGGTCGCCGGCGAAGCCATTAAGGACGGCCTTCAGCGCGCGCGCCAGGTTGCGGGCGTCGAGATAACGCTGCGCGAAACAGTCGAAGACAATGCGCATGGTGGCCAGCCCCACCGGCCCGTCGTTGGCGTTTTCGCTGATATCGCTAGGACTCTGGTAGGTGATGCCCGGCAGGAACGAATCAATATCCGCCGGCGCCGGAATCGGCTGGATCCGATCCACAACAATGGCCGTGATCGAGGGCTGCTGGGCGAGATAGGCGACGATACCATCAGGCAACATCAGTCAAACTCCACATCGTGCGAGTTACCCTCCGGCGCGTCGTTTCCCTCGTCTACGCCAAAGAGATTGTCGGCCAGGGTTTCGAGGAAAACGGCGGTGGCCACTTCCACCGACTCATCGAACGCGGCCTCGAGGAAATGCGTGCCGGCGATCGGCCGGATCTGACGCTGGCCGTATTTCTTCTTTGCGCCGTGCGCCGTGAGGATCCAGCCATTATTGACGCGGTAAGCGACCAGGCCGCCGATCTCCTTGCTGGGCCCGACCTTGATTCCCGCGTTGCCAGTCTTGCGAGAGAAGTAGATCTGCGTGTGCATATCGGCCTTGAGGATCCCGGGCGGCAACGAGGTACTCTCCGGACCGATCTCATCGGTACGTTCGGGCGCGTTCGCCTGGACGGCCTCAAGCATCACATCGCCGGCGGCCTGCAGCGCCCGGCCCGCCACCGCCCGGGCGAGCTTGTTCGGCAGGGCCCGCAGAGCCTTGTCTAGTTCGCGCGTGTCGAATTTGAGATCAATCGTGTCGCTCACGCGGTCACCGTCAACGTACGATCACTACTGGCCAGCAGCATCTCGCGCAGGACGCGCGGCAGTATGATGCAGCCCTCACTTGCGGTGTGATCACCGGCCGCATTGTCGCCGTGCACCATGAAGCCGCGGCGACCGAACGTCTCCGTGCCAGCCGCCGGCACAAGGTGTGCAACGATCAGGCCCTTGCCGTGTGGGTTAGCCTTGGTCGATGGATCGTCAAAGAATCGGCCGATCGTCCACTCGCCTTGCGGGATCGGCCCCACACAGGCGGCCTCCTGCTCCGCGGGATTGTTCAGTCCGGCGCCGCGCCCCGAATAACCGAGCCCCACGCGGCATCCGGAAGGATTAACCAGCTCGCCGGTCCGCTGAGAATACTTCCAGCTCATACGCACGTCTCCCAGTCAGTTGCTGTCCTCGTCGATCATGATGCAGGCCAAAACGACTTTGCGATTGCGGTGCTGCACGTTGTCTACAGCCTGGATGAGGTAGGTGTTATCGCCGAAGATCACGCGCATGTCGGGCTCGATGGTGACTGCCCCGCCCGGCCAGCGGATAGTGAGAATGTCGGTGGATTGGGAGGCGAACGCATTATTCGCGAACGATTCCTTGTATGTGCGGCTGTTCGAGCCCTCGATCTTGGCGCGCGTGTTGAGCACGACGTTCCAGGTCGAGATCTGCTGGCCGGCCGAGTCGCGTGACGAGCTGGGCGCCTGGATCTGGATCTGATGGCGCAGCTCGCCGGCCTGGATGTAGAGAGGATCGGTCATAAGACAGTTCTCAGTGGTCAGTGGTCAGTGAGACGGTGGTCACTCCCAATCAGGGATTTCGACCGTCTGTCCAGCCAATGTGTGCGTGCAGTCGCCTAGAAACTGGATCATGCCCCCGCGCACGAAGCTGTGACACACGCTGCAAACGAAGGGCGCTGGAGCGTCTGGGTGTTCGGCGTTATAAGTACACCAGCACTTGTCTCCCTGGTGGCCGGGAGCATAGTGTCCACTGCGGATTAGCAGGCTCGGATTGAACGTGGGCTTATCTGTATCGCCGTCCCACGTCCAGCTTCCTGGCTGGTTCACAGGGATACCGTGCGCCTCATCGCAGGCAGGACACCAGAAAGCCACCTGCCCACACTCCAAGGAACGCAACTTCTTGCTTAACTGCCCCATTTCGCCCTTCCCTGCGACAACTCAATTAAGGCCGAAGGTGTCGAAGATCTCGCCGGCGAGCACGGCCTGCACGCCCATGTCGATCTCTTTGGGCGGCTGCGATTCGGCCGCATCGCGGTGGGCGTACCAGTAGGAGATCAGCAGGCGCATGGCCTGGCGGATGGTCTCCGGGCAGTTGTTCGTGCTTACACCGTCGCCGTATGTACCGGCGGTGTAGCTGACACAGACTGAGTTCGGCAGCCAACTCTGCGAGTACGGCCAGTAGGCGCCCGGCTTGGGCACGATGCGCGCGGGCTCGGAGTTGACGTCGGCAAAGTAGAGGCTGGGATCGAGCGTCTGCGTTGTGCCGCCGAGATCGATGTAGGTGATGGAATCTACCGAGACACACCCGGGCATGGGCAGCTTGATCGCGAGTTGATGCCACATGGTACCGAAGAGGCAATGGCGGTCGTTGGGGTTGATTGTGCCGCTGAAGTCGGGATACGGGAAGTGATCGAGCCACAGCTTCATGGAGCGGTTGAAGATGGCGCGGTTGGTGATCTTCTCGACGTGCTGCCGCGCGGCCACGATGAGCGACTGGATCAGCGTATCGTCGGCAGCAAAGGCCGCATCGACGGCGCACTGTGTCTTGGCTTCGTCGAGCGAGAGCGGCTCGGCGGCCGGCCCGGATTGTTCCTTGTAGCTGAGCGGCATGGAGACCTCGACTAGGTGAGAAGTGGACAGCGGCCCGCAAGGACCGCCGTCCACAGGGTTGCGTTACTTTCCGACGAGGGCGATAACTGGTGCCGGAGTGGATCCCACGGAACCGGGATTGGTGCAGCTTCCGCCGACGCGGGCGAACGCCACGAAGCCGACCTTGTTGAGTTCGGCGTAGCGCTCGTCGAGACGACGGAGCATGATGACGCCCTGGCCGGGAAGACGGTTCGGAGCGTCGGGGTCAGGTTGTCCGACTTCGCGCCAGGTGTACCCGGCTTCGAAGTTGCCGAACTGGATGTAGATGTTGCCGACACCCACGTTCGGCTGGAAGGGATTGAGCTTGACCGGCCAGCCCATGATCGTGCCCGCAAATCCCGAAACGGCGCCATCGTTAAACGGCAGGAAAATGGGGCGGTTTTGGCTGTCGAGGATGTTCAGCACCTGGTTGTACAGGGTCGCGTTCGACATGGTGAAGCACGCGCCAATCTGGTACGCCGGATCGAGCAGGGCAGCCAGGCCGAGGAAGTCAGCGTACTTGGTGACCAGGGTGGTATTGGACTGGACGCCAGTGGCATAGCCCGCGATCGTGCCCTGCACGTTCGAGGTGTTGCCAAGCGTGATCCACTTCGAGGCGGTGCGCAGGTAGCGGGTGCTGCACGCGCTCTCGATATAGCCTACGAGGTCGAAGCCCGCGTCCTGGATCAGGGAGTACTCGACCAGGATCGGGTTCATGCGGATATCGTCGATCTGCGAGGTGATGCCGCCAGTGGCTGGATCGGTGGTTGTGATGCCCGCGGAGTTGAGCACGAACAAGTTCGTCGTGTCGTTGACGTACGGGATCTTCACCGATTCGCCCGTGGTGGTGCGCAGCTTGCCGACGATGTCGTACAGAGAGCCGTAGCTCTGCTGGGCGACGCGAGGCTGGGTTGCACCCACAGGGATCATGACGCCACCGTTGGCAGCGACCGTGAGGTCGCGGGATTCGACCGCCAGCCGGCGAGCCTCGGTCGCGGCGGCGGTATCGGTGGTTCCGAAGACGGAGCGGAGCGCGCGATTGGTGGCGGAGCGGCGTTCCTGCCAGGTGCGGGTGTCGGCCGCGGGCTCGGGATCGGCGCCGGGATTGCCGCGGGGAATGTTGCGCTGGCTGGTCGAGCCGGCGAGCTGCTCGAGCTGCTCCATCCGCTGGACGTCGGCCAGGATGGTTTGGGCGTCGGCGAGCATCTTGTCCACATTGGTGCGCTGCTCCGCCGTGACGTTCTCGCCACTCATGATCGCCTGTGCGTCGACGAGCAGCTTGTTGCGCTTCTCGCGCAATTCCTTGATGGTCATTTCCTTATCCTTTGTTGGAAGTTGAGGCCGGACAGCGCATCGCCGCAGCGAGGCTTCACGACAGCGCACTTTTCCCACGCCATTGAAGGCAGCCGACGAGCGGCGAGAGAGATGCGCAAAGCGTTGAGGGGCGACCAGCACGACCGCCCCGGATAATGACAAGCTATTGAGCCAGGGCGACGCGAATCCGCGCGCGGCGGTTCTCGTCGGCGTTGCGCATCGAGCGAT